TTCGGCAGGCTGTTGAAGTCCACCACGTTGCCGCCGGCAGAACCGGCACCACGGTAGCGCGGGTCGCTGATCACGTTCTCCGGGTTCAGCTTGCGGCGCGTGGCGATTGCGGTGTAGTCGTTGGCGTACTTCTGGATTTTGCTGTTGGCCGCCTCGCTGTAGAGCTGCGCCAAGCCGTTGATCTGCGCGATCGTGTTGGCGTCCAGGGGCTGGCCCTTGAGGATGCGGTCGGACAGGTTGCGTGCGCGGCCCTCAAGGCCCTGCGCTTTCACCACGCGGTCGAATTCACCCTCGCGGACCACCGAGCCGGGGTCGAGGAACTTGTTGAGCAGGATCACCAGCGACTGCTGCGTGATCGCGTCGGGCTTTTGGCCAGGCGGTGTCGCGCCCACAATCTGCGTGATCTTGCCGGTGGCGTTCACCTCTTCGCGCAGGTCTTTGGTCAGCTTGTCGAAGTCGTTGCGCAGCGTGTCCTCGGCGCGCCACAGGCGAGAGTCGTGAGCACCGTCGTTGCCTCGGAGAGCCAAGGTCGCGTTGCGGTAGGCGTCCAGCGATTCCTGAGAGCGTAGGCGGTCTTCGCGGCGCAGCGCGTGCTCGCGCTCATCGGTGAGCAGCTTCTCCATGCTGGCGGCCTGGCGCTCGAGCGAGGTGCGGCGCGAGTCGCGCATGGCGAACGGGTCTTTGATGAATTGGCCTTCGGGCGTGAGAATGCCGCCGCCGATCTTCATCGGTTCGGAGGCTGCAGCTGCGCGCTTGGTGTACTGGGCCTGGATCGGATCAAAGTTCTCGCCGGCAAATTGAGCCGCCAGCGCGTTGAGCATGGCACTTTGACCTTGCTCGCCTTGCTGCTTGGCGAAGGCTTGCAGCGCGCTGGTGTCCACGTCCTGGTTGTCGAGCTTGTCGAGCTCGCCGTACACCTTGGCCAAGCGCTGGCGCGTGTAGGGCAGCACCGACTCGCCAGGCGCGACGGTGTTGCTCAGCGTGCCGCCGGCCGAGGTTTTGGCGCGGGCCTTCTTGAGTACCATGCCTGGTTGAGGCACATCCTCAGGCACCAGGCTGTAGTCGGTGGGGGTCATTGGATCGAAAGGCATCATTGGCCTCCAAAGTCGTAGCCTGTGTCGTAGCCGATGGCCGTGGGGTCACCCGCGTAGCCGCTGGCCATGCCACGGCGGCGCTTGCGCAGATCCTCGAGCAGCTGAGCCTGGCGCGAGTTCATGTCGCGCTGCTGCGCATCGACGCCTTGCTGGCCTTGGCCAGCCATGTAGGCCTGGCCGAGCTGACTGATCGCGCCAGCGATGCCGGGGGCAACGTAGTGCTTGCCGATCATCTCGCCTTGCATGGGCGTCATCGCACCCTTGCGCAGCGCGTCCACCATTGCCTGCTTTTTCTTGAGCTCGGCTTCTTCTGGGCGCATCTGGCCCATTGCGACCAGGTAGTCAAACATCAGATCGTCGTTCATCGTTTACTCCTTAGAAGCCGAACAGGCCCTTGCTGCCAGCAGCACCTGCCGGCCCCATCAGATACGCCGCGCCCAGCTGAGCACCAGCACCAAGCAGATTGTTCATGCCTGCGTTCTGGGCGTTGTACGCACCCAGCTGCGCGTCGTACTGCGACTGCAGCGCGCCGACGATGTTGGGCGTCTGCGCCATGCCGGCGGTGTTGAACGACGGCATTTGAGGCATCTGCACCTGCTGGCCATTGAGCAGCGCGTTCATCTCGTTGAGCGAGGTGCCGCGACGCTGCAGCATCTCGGCGATCGCCTGCTGGCGCAGCTGGTTTTGCGAGTTCGCAAACTGCTGGTTCAGGTTGTACTGCTGCGCCATCGCCTGGTTGCCCGCCTGCATGTTGGCGAGGTCGAGCGCGTTGGCCTGACCCAAGGCCTGGTTTTGGAACTGGGCCGCAGCTTGGTTTTGGTTGAACGACTGTTGCGCGGTGCCCATCTGCATGTTGTAGAGGCGCTGTGCCTCGTTGCCTGCAGTGTCGAGCGCGTTGTAGCGCTCGGCTGCCTGGCGGTTGGCCAGGTTCTTGAGCTCGCGGTCGTAGCCTTCGGTGCCGGCGCGGAAACCCATGTTTGATAGCTTGGCCTCAAGCTGGCGCTGTTGGTAGTCGTGCGTCGGCTGCATCTTCTGCATCAGCTGGTTCGCCACCGTGTCGCGGTAGGACGAATCGAACTGGGGAAGCGGGCTGCCAAAGTTGAACGACGTGGCCAGGCCGGGCACATAGTCGGTGGTGCCGGTCTGCAGGCTGCCGGGTTGCGCCGCCTGCGCCATGTTGGGCAGGTTGCTGTAGTCGGGCGCGGTGCCGTACTCATTGGCCACGCGGCCCATGAAGTTGTTGGCCAGGTTGCTGCGGCCCGACTGAATGTTGATCTGGTCCTGCAACGCGCTCTGCAAGCCCGGCGCAAGCGTGTTGTTCTGCGTCCATTGCGTGACGACCTGGCCGGTGGCCGGGTCAGTGACCGACTGAGTGCCCCACGACTGCGTACCGAACGGCGTGTTGATCGTCGGTCGGTTGGCGTAGTTCTGCGTGTTCAGGTTCTCTTTGTTGAGCTCGCCCTGAAGCTGTGTTGCGCCGAGATAGTCGGGCGTCGCTGGTGCGCTACCTTTTCCACCCATGTCAGTTCTCCTTGATCCAGCGGCAGTCCTCTGCCTTCATTTCAAACATCACGCAGTCCACAGTCCGCGCCAATTCCCTAAAACCCATCTTCGGGATGAAGCGCATCGCTTCATCGTTGTCCTTGTACGGCAGCGCGTAGATCGCCGCCTTGCCACAGTCCTGAAACGGGTACTTGAACGCCGCCCGCATCAGATCTCTGGTCATGCTGTGAGGCCCGTCGAACGCGACGTGCATCCAGCAGCTCTCATGCGTCCAAGAGTTGAATCCAACTGCTGCCGCTATTGTCCCATCGTCCCGCATCACCCCGATCGTCCTAAGGTCCGACGACCAGGGCAATCCGACGCGCCGCCTCATCCATTCCCAGATCACTGGGTGCTCACCGGGCTTGTCGGTTACCAGCTTCATCCACCACCCAGGCTTGAGTCATAAACGGGGTCAGTCACGGTCGGAGTCGTCGGATCCTGCTTTGTGCCATCGACTTTGCCGCCAGCCAGCCATTCGGCGAAGCTCACGATCGGTGTTTTTGAGTTCAGCGAGTTGGTGCGATAGGTGCTGTAGGCGTTCCAGTCCGCAATCTCCTGCGGGGACGCCACGCGGGAGTTGAGCACTTGCGGGTTGAAAGCGCCGCCGCCGCCATTGATAGGCGGCGTCCAGTTGCTGCTGGTGGAGCCCTGATTCGGGGCCATCAGCACGCCTGCGTTGGTGCTGAACGGCGTCATCGAGTTTTGCCGCAGCGACCTGATCAGCGAGCTGTGGTAGTTGGCGTCGCCCGCGCCCATCATTGAGCCGTCGGCCGCACCCACGGCCTGACGACCATTCCAGCCGCCGCCGTAAGTGCCAGGCAGCAAGGGCCCCATCACCTGGGGCTGCTGACTTTGGCTGCCGGCCGCTACTTGATTGACTTGGGAGCCGCCTGCACTCAAAGTATTAACGCCAGTATTGACAGATGACCCGCCGGCGGTGCCGCTGGTGTTCACCTTGCCACCGTCAAAACTCCATTTGACATCTGGAATGCCGAGCTGTTGAAAGTAATCGTTGACCGCGTTTACCTCATTTAAAGTCGGCACATAATTCGCGCCCACACGATCGTTCATCTGGTTGTAGGTGTAGTACGCCTGAGCCGGGCTGTACCCTTGCTGAGCCAAATTTGCTGTGTTTTTCTCTCTGTAAGTCGGGTCCGAATACATCGCGGCAAGCGCGTCGTTTGCCGCCTGAATTGTGTTGTCCGAAGCCAGGATCTCATCCCAGTTTCGAGTGTCCAGGTTTGCTCCAACATTGCCGTATAGAGCGCTGCTGGCGTCTGCCAGCAGTTTCTGATTTTGGTCGTACTGAGGATTTGCGGTGTTATAGAACCAGTCGTCAATCGTCGTTCCCGTTGACTCGACAAGATCTCTTAAGCTCGGTGCGCTGGCCATTTCACTCTCCTCACATCACGCCGCCCAGCTCAGTCATCATATGAGCGGACGTAAATACAGTTGCTGGCAGGCCGCGCACCTTCATGCGCAGCGAGCCGTAATACCCCAGGCCCGTCGTACCAAACCATGCCTGGTAGGTGTTCTGGCCAACCCAATTTGCGCCGTTCCATTGGCTCACGTCCCAGATACCGCTGTCGTCCTCAAAGAAGTACGGGGAGCCGCCGACGGTGCTGAACAAGAACTGCGTGTTCACTACCAGCTTGACAGCCGGCTCGGCGGTAGCGATGAAGATCGGACGCGCCATGCCGAATTTTTTGAGCTGCGCGGGCGTGTTGAAGGCTTGGAAAGCCGTCTGCACGTCACCTTCGATTGGGTTGCCGCCCACGCCGAATTCGTCTGCGCCGTCCTTGTTGCCATGCAAGCCCAAGCAGGTGTAGCCGTCGTTGGTGCCAAAGTAGAGCTGGCCACCGATGACAGCCGCGCTGCGCATGGGCATCCCCACAAACTGGCACCAGGCACCCGTGGTGACGTTCATGGCGAACTGGCGATAGGTTCCTGCGTCGGCCGGCATCTTGATCACCAGCACGTCGGACGACGGCACCACGAACACATCAAAGAATTTCTGGTTGATCTGCTTGCGCACCAAGGGCGCAAACACCGACTGGATCTTGCTGGCCGGGCCGATCTGCTGGTCTTGGCTGTACTGGCCGGCGACCAGCTTGGACATGGGGACCAAGCCAAGCTCGGAGACGATCATCACGTCGCCGCCAAAGGGCGTGAAATACTGGCCATGACGCGGCACCGGGCCGACGTACCAAACCCCGCGCAGCCGGAAGGTGTCGGGGCTGGTCGGGTCGGTGCCCTCCCAGACGCCGATGTCGCCTTCGGTGCCGACCACGATCAGGTAGTCGTCGATCGAGAAACCGGCGTCCATCGTCCAGTTGATCAGCGCGGAACAGTAGCCGCCGTTGCGCAGCGTCGAGCCCATCGCAAACGATGTGGCCGTGCCCGTCACCACGTCCACGTTGTCGAGGTAGTAGACGTTGGAATCGCCCTCGGCCGTGAACCACACGCGCTGCTTCCACACGGCCACCGTGCGAACGGTGGCGGGCAGGCCAGTCGTGCTTGAGGTGCGGTCCACCCAGCCGGAACCCGTGCTGTAAGTCCAGTAGCCCGCGCCAGGCGAGACGGCCAGCAGGAAGGTGTCGCCGGGGGTCGAGAACTGCGTGGTCCACCACTCGTCCGCATCGCTGCCGGTGCCCGAAACGGCCACTGTGTAGGTGCCGTCGGTCACGTCGTAGATGTTGCCGTTGGCGGCCACGAACACCTTGTTGTCTTCGGGGTTCGGGGCGGTGTAGCCAAACACCGACTCGATCGACTGTTCCAACGACGCAGTGGTTTGCTGCCAGCCCTTGCGGAGCTCGACGCCCTGCTGTTTAGGGATGAAGTTGGTCAGGATCAGCGCGTCCATCGGCGACATGGCGCTGATGGGGTCGCGGTAGTTCAGGCCGCCCGTCGGGGCGGGAATGACGGCGATCTGCGCAGTCTGTGCGGCAGATGCCCTTCTAGGAACTTTGAAGGGGGCAAGCGGCTGCAGCGGCATGATCAACCTCCATAGCCAGTATCAGGCGTATTGACCAGCGGCTGGATGTACGGGAAGCGGAAGTCGCGGGCCATGCTGAGCACTGGCGCGCCCTTTTCGGATCCCTTGCGGTTTTCAAACGCGATCTGGAAGTCGCGCATGGCGGCTGCGGTGTCGAGGCCCTTCATCTCAAGCCACTTCACGCGGGTGTACAGCGTGATCAGCGTGGGGTCGAGCAGCGCCTTGTCGCCGTTCTTGGTGATGCGGTTCTTGTAGAGCGTCGGGTCGTCCTGGTCCTGCACCCAGGCTTGGGACAGGTAAAAGACGTTCATCGTCTGTGGCGAATTCGGGGGAGCCAGGACGTAGATCAGGTTGTCGCGGACCTGCCAGTAAAACGACAGCACAGGCAGCGTCGTGCGGATGAGCAGCTGCTGCCACATCTGCGGCGACACCGGGCCCAGCGACGGGAACTGCGTGGTCGCGTTCCAGTTGGTCTGGTCAATCCAGTCGAAGAAGTCCTCGGGTAGCGGGAAACCTTTTTCGCGCTGCTGGTTGTAGTCCGACTGGATGGGGATGACGTAGTTCTTGATCAGCTCCTGCCAGTCGTACATGGTCAGCAGTTCGATGCCGGCCATGTTGGCGGCCTGCACGAACTGCTGCACCGTCGGGTCAGGATCGCCGGCGGGGTCGGAGGGCACGGGGAAGGCCACCATCGAGGCCACGTTTTGCACAATGGCCGATAGCGTGGACTCGTTGACAATTTGAAAGGCCATCCCCTGCTCCTGTTACTCGGCCGTCTCGGCTGTGGCCGCGACTGCGCGCTTGCTGCTCTTGGCGTTGGCTTGGAGGGTCGTGACCATTGCACGCAACTCCTCGAGCTCAGCGTCACGCTTGGCAAGCTCTTCGTTCATGCGCTCGATGGGAGCGTTGTTCTTCGCCACCTCGAGGAAAGCCTTGGCGCGCTGTTTGTCCTGCTGGAAGGACATGAACTTTGCGCCCAAGTTGTCGTTGGCCTCGGCGAGCTGCTCGACAGTCACCAGCTTGAAGAACTTGTATTCCTCGACCTTGGACGGTGTCATGCCCGGCAAAGCGGTCAGCGGTGTGCCGGTCACGGCCTCTTCCTGGCCAGCCTTCCACTTGTTGTAGCGGTCCTGGAATCGGAAGATGTCCATCTGCGAGACAGGTCGCTCGATCACCGAGGACTTGTCGCCAGGCACATGGATGCGGACGTAGTCCACCTCCTCGTACACGGCGCGGCCGGCGTCGCGGCTCTTGCCAGGCTGCAGGACGGGCTTGCGGAAAAACTCGACGTACAGCTTGTTGTCCGCGGCAAAGCGCGTCTCGTCAGGCTTGGCCCAGTCGCTGGGCTCTTCAAAAATAGTGGGTGTCGTGGGTTGCATCATCTTTTTTCTCTTTATTGGTTGGTTTCAAACTTGAGGTCGGTGCCGGGGTCGCCACCGATGCGGGAGCCGCCGATGCTGACGCCGTCAGCGCCGATCAGGCCGATGCCTTCGCTGACTGCACCAGTGCCTTGCGAGGCGTTGGTGTCAACGACGGCGGGAGCGTTTGCAGACACTGCTGCACCATAGGTTGCTGCCATTTCATTTCTCCTTCAAAAAACCCGAGGGGAGTGGGTCAACCACCCCCTCGGGAAAGGTTGACCCACGACAGGCCACCAAAACTTAGTTCTGGATGCGGCCCTGGAACTGAGCACCAGAGGTAGTCAGGTTGCCGGCCCAGGCCAGGATCTGAACTTCAGCGTCCTGGTTGATGGCGTAGCGGCGGTTCGGGCTCAGCGGCACCATGTTGCGATCCTTGTGGGGACGCCACTTGATGTACTTGCTGTTGAGCATGAAGCCGGTGTTAGCCGGGCAGTAGCCGCCGATACCACCGTCGAGCACCACGTCGGCGTCCATGAACTTCAGTGTGGGGAAGCCCAGGTTGCCAGTCTCGGGCGAGGTGAAGCGCTGTTGCGCTTGCAGGCTGCCCATGTAGTACGACCAGTAGTTGTTGTCCAGAACGATGAGGTCGGGACGATCGGTGCCGCGGACCAGCTGAGCCCACAGAGCGTTCAGGCCGGCCTGGATGGTCGTGGCCGAGGGGGTCACGGTCTGGGCGCTGAAGTCGTACAGCTTGGAACGCCAGAAGGTCCAGGTTGCGCGGTTGATGCCGCCGTAGGTGCCGGTGGTCGGGTCAGAGGGCACAGCGGCGTTCAGGCCGGTGACTTCCTTACCGCCAGAGCCGGTGCCGTCGGAGTAGATCGACTGAGCCAGCTGGTTGACCATCGTGGCCTCGGCCACGTTCAGACGGCCTTCCAACAGGTCGATGAACTGCTCTTTGCCGCTGTTCTGCAGCATTTCGAGGCCAGACATCACGACCGGGACGGCGTACTGCTTGATCTGGTACTCGGCAGCGCTGATCACGTCCTGAGCGGCCACGGGCAGCAGGTCGTAACCAGAGTAGAAGCCGCCGTTCGCGTTTTCAGCGAAAGACAGTTCTTCAAAGATCACGTTACCGCCGCTGATGGTCTTGACGTTGCCGCGCTGGTTCAGGCGGCTCAGCAGAGCGTTGTTCTTGGTGACGTTGTCAGCGATCTGACGGGTGCGCGACTGAATCGTCGTTGCGACGATATCGCTTACGTTTGGAAAAGACATGATGACTCCTTCATCTGAGTGCAAAAAAGGCTTGCGCCTGGTCTGGTTTCAGATGCGCCTACGCGAACCGATCTCAGTCCGTCTTTGCCGTAGGTGGGACGCCGATGCGTCTCCTAAGGAATCATGCGGTGGCTGGGGTGCTTGGGCACACCACGGGCAGATTGCGCTGCCCGGTGGTGTGATTATGCAATCACCGTGAGGACGCCGCAATGGCAGCCTCGATCGCGGAGCGCACGTCGGTGGGGTCTTGCTTGAGCGCGCCCATCGGTGCAGCGCCAGAAACCTGCACCGCGGCCGATCGCGCCTTCTGCGCGGCCTGGGTGCCCTGCTGAGCGCCCTGGGCGCGCACGCGCTGGGCAATCACCGACCGCACGTTGTCGTTCATCAGGCAGGCCTTTTTGTAGGCATCGGCCAGGCTTAGGGTTTGCCCGCGGCGCGTGGCGGCCTCCATCAGGTCGGCCATGTCCTCGCGCACGTCCTCGCCAAACTCGGCGCGGCTCAGAAAGTCCGACACCTCGTTTTGCGCGGAGCTGGCCACCTGCTGCTGCTGGGCGAGCTGGGCCTGCTGGAACTGGGTCAGCATCTGCTGCACGGGCGCGAGGCGCTGGTTAAGCACCTGCTCGATGGCCGCCTGCTGCGGGTCTTGCTTTGGGGCCTGGCCGGCGAGCGCGCTGTCGAGCATCTCGATGAACCCGTTGCCAAAGCGGCCGGTGCCAAACTGGTTGACCAGGCCGGCCATCATTTGGGCGAGCTCGGGCGCGGTGCCAGTGCGAAGGCGCGCAGCCGTGCTCATCAGGTTGTCGATGGCCTGTATGGGGTTTGAGTTCTCAGCGCGGATGAAGGCCTCGTAGGGGGCGATGGTCTTCATCAGGGCCTCGGTGGTTTTGCGCGCCTCGCTGCTTTCCTGGATGAAGCGGGCGTGCTCAGACTCGCGCCGGGCGATCTCGGCGCGCACAGGCTCGGGCAGCTGGGCCCAGTGCTCGCGCACCTCAGGACGCCAGGCCTGCGGGGCCCGGTCGGGGTGGTTCTTTGGGCCCGATTTCGGACCCGGTTGCATACCTTGATCTTGCAGCTCTTGCGCGGGCGGCTCAGCGGGCTCTTTGGCCTTGAACTTTCCGCTCTCGTCGCGGGGCTGGCCACCCTTGGGCTGATCTTCAGCCAGGGCGTTCAGATCCTGGTCAGCAGCCTGAGGCGTGTCGCCCGCAGGCGCATCAGCTGGCGCAGGATCTGTGTCGATCGCGGCCGGTGCAGGCTCGGGGGTGGGGTCCGAGGCCTTCGGTGATTCTTCGGCCTCTTTAAACGCGGCCTCAAGGGCATCGCGCATCGTTGTCGTGGGTTCGCTCATGGTTTACCTGTTCTGGAGTTGATAAATGGCGCGCTCTATGTCGGCACGCTTAAATGAGCCGCCTTCGGTGTAATACCGCTCGCGCTCGACCTTGGCTTTCGCCCAGGTATCTTTGAAATCGTCCATCGTGGTCACGCCCGCGGCCTTCATGTACTCGCGGTGCTTTGTGCGCGTGCTGATGTCGGTGCCATCAGGGGCGCGCATGCCGTCGTAGGAACGATCGCCCCAGAGCGCGCCAGAATCAGCGCGCACCTCGGGCTGGTAGTCGTCGGTGATCTCGATCAGGTCGTAGGGCGGCTCGCGCCGCTGGATGAATCTGCGTCTGGTCATGTTGTGATAAACTCAATATTGAGGTGATCCAATGAAAACAGTCATTCAGGTCCAATACGATCCCGACACCGCCGAGACGGTGTGCAAGTTCGCGGACGCATTCTCAGCGCTGCCGCAGGCGGTGCAGATGGACATCGCCAACGACGTGCGCGAGCGCATGGAAGCGTTGGCCACCAATCTGCAGGCGCTCATTGACCGCCCCGGCGCAGGTAATTCATGACTCCGTCCAGCCACTGCTGATCGAACACCTCGTAGTCCGAGTTGTTGACCTGCATGGAACGGTGCGTTTGCGCAGGATTGCGGCCAAGCGCCCGGTGCTTTTCGTAGGTCTTGGGGTACATCACCTCGGCAGGGATCGAGCGCTCAAGACCCCCGATGTATTCACCGGGGATCACGCTGTCGTATGACCCGTGAGGCATCTTCACGTCCGCGCCCGTGATCAGCGGGGATCCAGGCTTGGCGCGGAACATCGTGAACCCAGATGCGCCGATCGGCACGTCCATCAGTTGGGGCTGCGTCACGGCCTGGATGATGTCGTCGTAGACCGGGAAGCCCTGGTTCTGGTACTCGGCCTTCTTCAGCGTGTTGGCAATCGCCTTGCGCAGCTGGCCAGCACCCTCCATCGGGAAGCCGCCCCTGCCAAGCGCTTGCGCCAGCGCGTCCTGCGACTGCAGCCCCACAAACTCGGGAGCGAGGCGGCGAATTTCCTTGTCGGCCGCGACGATGGCCGCTTTGTTCGGGCGGTGCAGTCGCAGCGCCTTGATCATTGACTCGGCCACGGGGGTGGCAAAGTCCACGCCGTCCAGGCCCATTGCGCTGTAAACGCCAATTGGCTCGCGGCCGGTCGCGTCGGCAGCGCGCTCAAATTGCTTCTGCTTGCCTGCTGCAGCGCCCTTCATGCTGGCCCAGCCGGCCCCAGTGCCCAGCTCTTTGTTGAGCTGCGCGTAGGCGGGGCCGCCCTCCAGGCGCACGCCCTCCTCAAGCGGGACGCCGCGGAGCTGGCGAATCAGCGCGGCGGCCCGGCTGCGATCGCCCTGCACCTGCACACCGACCTTGCCCAGCAGCTCCTCGGGGGAAATGATGGTGCGAGGCGCAAAAGTGTGCAGATCGTCCACGATAGTCTCGCCACCTTCGCGCAAAGCCTCGCGGTGTTGCACGCCTTTATTGCGGGCCACCTTTTCCATGCGGGTCATCCAGGCCTTCTCGGCGGCGGTCATGCCCTCTTTTGCGGCCTTGCTCACGCCTCGCGTGACGCCGCCCAGGACGGGCACCATGCCTATCGCGGAAAGACCCATGCCGAGCGCATCACCTTCGCGCCGGGCGCGCTCAAAGTCGCGGGCGCTTAGCGCCGTGCCCACGCCGGGAACAAATCCGGCACCAATGTCGGTGGCCACATCGGCCAGGTCTTGGTCGCCGGGCGTGTCAAGTGAGACGAACTTTTTTGCTCGAGCTCGCAGTGCGTCGATCAAAGACTGAGCGTCCATTTCGTCACTCCAACGTCAGCATGTACTGGGTGCTCTGGTAAAGCCTGATGATCTCGTCGATCGTGTTCTGCAGCGATGTCTCATCCTCATCGCAGATCTGGTATCGGTACATCTCGATCCACTCGACGCGGTCCTCGAGGGCCTCGCGGATGTCTTCGCTCTTGCCGTTGTCTGCGCGCTCGATGGCCATGCGGCCGCCGTAGTAGCCCTGGTACTGCTCGACAAACCCGTCGATGAGCTCGAGCAGCTCGTCGTAGAAGGTGTTGAGCGCCTTGTGCTCGGCGTAGCTCTTGGTCTTCCAGTGCGCGAGGTGCGCGGTGTCGCGGTCCAGCAGGACCAGGCTCACAAACTCTTCAGCCTTTTTCATGTGTCACCTCACTGCATCGGGGGCATGCCGCTGCCCACGGGCGGCATTTGCGGCTGGGCCGGGGGAAGGTTGGACTGCGGCTGCATGACACCCAGCGCCTGCAGCTGCGCCTCTTTGCCGATGGCGTCCATCTGCGTGTCTTTGGCCTTGGCCATGCGCTCGGCCGCGCCGGCCTGCTTCTCCTGCACGATGGCTTGCTGCATCGGGTCGGGCTGCTTGGGTGCACCCATCGTCTGCTTGAGGCCGGCGATCGCTTGGTCGAGCACGCCCTCGATCTGGGTGCTGACGCGAAACTTGCTCACGCTCCACTGCAGCAGCGACAGCAGCACCGGTGCGGCACCCGGCACCTGCTGGGCCATCGGGGCCACCTGGCTGATGAACGCGCCCAGGCCCTGCATGAACTGCACGGCGGCGTCGCGCTCGGCCGCCCAGTCCAACGCGGCCATGCTGTCGGCCTCGATGTTGATGCGGTACTCGGCGAGTTCCTCGTCTTTCAGGAGCTGAATGGCCTGCATGGCCAGTGGGCCGTCGGCGGTGCGCTCGATGTTGCTGCGGCGAATGATCGTCTCGGGCTGGAAGTGCTTGCAGATGATCTCGGCCTTGATGCGCAGCGCGCCAGTGATCCACTCGGCGATGTAGAACTGCTTGAGCTGAATGCGGGTGCTGCCGAACTGCGCCTTGATCTGCTGCGCGGCGGCCGTCTCGCTGGCCTTGGAACTGCCGCGCATGATGTCGGAGATGCCCAGCACCTCGTAGATCTGCATCACCTTGTCCTGGCGGTACTGGCGCAGGTGGTCGATCGCGTTGACGACCTGGTCGATCGGGATCCAGTCCACCTGACCCTTGATGCCGCCGCGCTCGGCAAACATCGCCCAGTTGTCCACCGGGATCAGCTGGTTTTCGGTGCCCTGGTTGAACACGCGCTGGATGCCTTCGGCGCTCTTGTCGTAAACGCCCACCACCTTGGCAGCGCGAGTCAGCCAGGTGATGCGCGTGTTGATCTCATCGAGCTCCTGGAACTGGTCCTCGGCGAATAGGTAGTCGGCGCGAGGCATGAAGTTGCTTGAGGTGACGTTGGCCACCACGGGCTTGGGGCACGGGAAGAAACCATCAAGGCCCAGCGGGTCGTCTTTCACGTCCAGGATCACGTCGCAGCCCTTGGCGTACCAGTAGACCTTGCGCTTTTCTTTGCACCAGATCTCGAACACCTCGGCTTTGCTCCACGGGTCGAACTTCGTGGTCTGGTCGTTCACGTCCTTGGGCTTGGTGTTGCCGGCCAGCGGGACGATGCGGGCAATCTCTTCACCAAAGCGGGCAGCGAGCTGGTCCTTGGTCATGTAGACGCGGCGCGCCACCCAGCGCACCTCATGCCAGGTGCGTGCGGGGGACCAGAAAAAGTCCTCCCAGTAGATGTAGTCGCAGGGGGCCTCTTCGTTGGTGATGCGCTCGGCGATCTGCGCGGGGCTGAGCTCTTGGCCGAACTCGTCAAACACCGCGGGCACTTCGTACTCTTCGGTTTCGACCTCGTAGCGCAGCCAGATCTGGCCCAGGCCCACCACCAGCCAGTCTTCGATGCCCTGGCGCACTGCGCCGTCCCACGGGGAGACGTTGTCATCGAAGCTGCGGTTGAGCATGCGCTGCAGCATCGTGCCGGCCACGCGGGCCACGTCGTCGTCGTAGTCCTGCCAGCTGCGGCTCACGTCGGCCTTGGGCGGGCGGGCGTACAGCATCGACAGCAGCACCTGCATCGTGGACCAAAACAGGTTGACCTTGCTCTCGTCGCGGCCGTAGGCGTCGCGCTTGTCGAGGTAGCGCTGCGTGATCTTGTTGGCTTTGGCGTGGAAGGGGCCCAGCTCTTTGCCGGCCGCTTCGATTTCTACTTGCCAGCGCTGCGCCAGCCCCGTGGGGCTGTCTTTGAAGTCGCTGTCGCTGGTGATCTTTGCTTGATCCATCATCCGATCCTTCCCGAATCTCTTGGTCGGCAGTCCCAAATGTCATTGAGAGCGAAACCGTAATTGGCGCTCCTGGGCAGTGATGTGATTGTAGGTGCGCGGTGCGATTTCCGCGACACAGGGCGCGCAGCGAGGGCCAGGTAGCGGAAGCTGTCAGCCCCGTGGCTGTGTTGGTCGTGCTTGGGCTTGTTGCGGTAGGTCTGCGTTTTCTCGTCCCACTCGCGCATGTAGGCGCGCAAGTGCTCGAGGCCGTCGTAGCAGGCCTCCTCATCGAAGTAGCAGCTCGGCAGCGTCAGCCTGGCCGCCTCGATGCCGTCCTGCAGCGACATTTCGGGCACCAGCTGGGGCCGGATCCCGTTGGCCAGAAACTGCTCGATGATCGACTTGCCCGTCTGCAGGCTTTTTGCCCTCGCGTCGTGCGGCAGCCAGATGCCTTTGGGGTTGACCAGGTACGGCCGGGACTTGATCCAGTCGATGTAGTGCTGGATCGGCTGGTTGTCGTCCTCCATGAAGTCCACGATGCGCAGGCCGTCGTGGGTTTCCTGCCAGCCCCACCAGCTGCAGCTGTCGGTAAAGCCCAGGTCGGCCACCAGGTTGACGGGGAACGCGGGGTCAACAGGGTGTTTGCCCACGCGGCCCTCGTTGTAGGCGTCGCCCACCAGCTTGGCGTAGTACGCACCAGGCACCGCAGCGTCGAATGAGCACTCGTATTCGACCAGGAACGCCTCATCGGTCATCTGCACCTTGGCGTCGCGCAGTTCGTCGGGGTGGATGATCCCGGTCTTGCTCGCGGGCAGCTCGAGCAGCAGGTGCGTGCTCGGGTTCAGTCTGGCCTCTTCTCTGAGGTTCCAGAACATATTTTTGCCGGCGGGCGTGCCGGCGAAGATGGCCCAGCCGCGACGGTCAGACAGCGCCGGGCGCAGCACCGTGTACCAGGCGCTCGGTCTGATCTGACCCGTCTCGTCCAGCACCACGCCGTCGAAGTACATGCCGCGCAGCGCGTCGTAGTTGTCCGCGCCCGCGACGTAGATGGTGCTCTCGCCGCCGTGGCCGTTGTTGATCGTGATCTTCAGCTCGGACTCGTTGGGCGGCTTGGACCAGTAGGGGCGGCTCAGGTCTTTGAGGTAGGACCAGGCCACTCGTTTAGCTTGATCCCGTTGCGGGGCCAGGTAGGCGAACTGCGGCTTGGGCAGCGCTGTCTCGAGCGCGCCGATCACCAGGTCCGCGCACATGGCCACCGTCTTGCCGGCGCGGCGGTGCGCCACGACGACGGTCCAGCGCTTGTCGCGGTTGTGGAGCGGGAGGAAAACGCTCCTGGGCTGGTACTCGGCCAGGTTCAACGCGCCACTCCGTTGAGCCGGTCGGCCACCAGCTGGGCGTAGCCGGCGATGTCGTGCCAGCTATCGGCGTAGTTCGGGTCGCCGTTCAGGATGCGGGCAATCTTGTGCGCCATCATCTCAAGAGCTTCTCTCTGGTCGGGGTCAAGGTCGCAACCTCGCTCAGCCTCAAACTTGCGCAGCACGCCCTTGAGGCGCTGGCTGATCTCGGCGTGGTCCTTGAAGGTGCCGTAACGCTTGCCGCGCTCGTTGAGGGTGGTGTTGATGTCGTGGGTCATGTTGCGGTTTTCTCAAAATGCTTTTTTGGGTTTCAGAAAATCGGGAGGGGCCCCTGGCTTTTGCCCGGCCCCCACCACCGGCTCGATGGGGGGTGGGGGGTCAGGAAATCGCAGGACGGAGCCGGGAGCAGGCCTGGCCGGGCCGTGGCGGGCCGATCGCCAGGCAGCCAAGGGTGTGGTGGCCTCAAGCCCCATCAGCGCCTCCTGCGCCGTCCTGCCCCGCCGCCCCCGCCGGCGCCTGGCCGCCTTCCGGCGCTCCTGTCGGATCAATAATCCGATACCTCCCAGCCGAATCCTTTTGTAAATCAACGACTTGCGTAATCTGCTCGGGCTCTTGTGCCACGGTTGTGCCAATCTGGCGCGATCCAAGCCAGCTCAGTTGAATTTGCACGCCGCCCCCGACCTGGGCGTTCACCTGCGTGGGCAGCACCTTGCTGACGAGGCCCACGAACGCGGCCCGATCGCTCTGCGTGCCCTGCGCAAGCTGCACCAGGTACGCAGGGCCGCCGACCGTGTCGAACGCCTCGAGCACGGCCTCGCGCAGGTTCGTCAGCCGGTTCTTCACGTTCTTCGGGCGCCCCGCTGGCACGGGCGCCCCCGTGAGCGGGCTCACGGCTCGCTTTTTCTCGTTTTTCGTTCGTTTTTCGTCATCACCACTGGACGCATCCACAGTGTCCATCGCGGCTTGCAGGACAGCGCTCTGAAGCTGCTGCCCAAGATCGGTTTGTTGCTGCGTTTCCATCATGGCCAGATTATCTCCACATCACGCACGCGACAACACTGGCGTGCGGGAACATCTCCTCGCACTGCCAGGCCTTGACCCAAACCCCCGCGACCACTGCGACCACACCGACGACGATCAAACTTGACAATTTCATTCATCACTCCTTGCCTGTGGATAACTGCACGCACTCACTCCCACACCCTATCTGAGTGGGTTCGGTGCACTCACTCCCACTGGGGGAGTGAGGTGCACTGCACTCAGTTGCACCCACTCTGCACCCACTAGTAGGTGCAAACCCCGTGCAGTGGGTGCACAAGTGTGCCCCACACCCCAGTGGGGGCACTTGTGCCCTGCACTGACTGCTGCATTTCTCTGCTACAATCGCCGCAGGCGATTGACCAGTGGGTGCACTGGGTGCAGCAGCCAACAAGGCCCCAAGCGGGCCTTTTTTCTTGCCTGCAAAGATCCTGTCCCAGCCATCCTGGTAACCCTCGCCGGGCCTGCGCTGCGAGCCCTTGCCGCCATCACCGTGGGTACTCATTCCTGCCCCCTTGCGCGGATGGCGGCGGCGCAAGCCTGCGTCCAGCCCATCTCGTTGTGATCCACCTTGCCCGTGGCGTATTCAGCATCGACCTTCTCATCGCACACCTTCGCACACGCCTCATGTGCAGCCTCCCATGCTTCTTGCGCTGCTAGATATGCAGGATGGTTACTGCTGTACTTGGCTCGATGTGGTTTGCTGTAAAACCATTCTTTAAACGTATTACTAGTCGGAAAACTGCCCATCACTGGCGAAGCATCCCAAGCAGCCATGTAAACAGATGAAGCCATGCCTTCATAAAGACGCTCGTCATACCCTTCTTGGGCGCATTCATCCATTGCTCTCAGCATTTCTGGTGTTGCTTTCCTTGGCACAAGTTTCCAGTCAAGCGGAATCTGCCTTGGGATTGCAGGCACGTAACCTCCTCCGGGTGATGCAAATCCTTCCTTCTGCTGCTGTGCTGGCTGCATGTTCAAAGCCATGTCACCAACAACGCCAATCAGCCGCTTGATTTCGGCCACAAGCGCGGCAGTAGTTTCTGCGTCAACCGGCACAACTGCACCGGGCATCAACCATTCTTCTTTCATTTCCATGCTTCGTCCCGTCCTTTCTCAATATGTTTCTGTGCGATCAGGTCTGCCCAACAAGCTAACCCAATACAGGCCAGCCATAACAGCAAGCAAGCAATTTCAGTCATGCTTTCTCCTTCTTGATAGGTTCACTGATGATGCGTCCGCACAGCTTGCATTCCTTGTGGAAGTAACCGTTGTAAATCCAGCCTGACCGCGCTCCGAGGTGGCCCGTCTTTTCGCACAGCCACCAGCCAAATCTGATAAACCAAGGTTGGTTCATGCGTCCCCCTTGATTTGATAGTCGTGGAACACCACGCCTTTGCTTGCATCACCAACCTTGTGAGGCTTGACCCAACAGGTCTTGCCGTTTTGCAGTCGGCGCAAATGTCCCCTGCGGTCATGCAGTCTTGGGCTGGCGTGTGTGCCACCTTGATCCTCTTTGCGCTGCTTTACAGGCTCAACAACAACTGTTTTCCAGTCGTATGTAGGTGTCTTGCCTTGCGCGATCTTCCTGCGGTTGGTGAAGGTTTGTTGCACCACTGGCACATAAGCCTCATTACGCAGTGACAACGACTCCAACCAATTACCGACATAAGCCAACATCAGTTCGGCAACGTCTTTCTCAAGCTCAACACCATCGTCCATTGAGCCGTAGCGCAGCATCTCACCGTCAGCCACGTAAACCATCGTCGGGAATCTTTGGGGTTGTTTGCCAGTTGGCCCCTTCCACATGGTCACCAGTACGCCTTGTTGCGGGTCATTGCCGACCACCATAAAAATGGTGTCGTAAGAAACATGGCTTCGTGTTTTGCCACGCCACACCACAATGTTTTTCTCAAATGGTGGGCGATGTGTCATCAATGGCTCAGTAACAGCGTGGCTTTGGTCGTTGACGTAGCCAGATAAATCAAACCATTGCAAATCTACCGGGTCAAAATCAACAACAGACACCATCTTTACCATTTCACGGATTAATGGTGTCATGCATCCCCCTTGCTTTGTTGTGGTGTGTTCTTCTCCCGCAGCTTAACTTCGATGGCTCTAAAAGCAACAGGCACATTAGGCGGTTTAAGGTGATAGCGGTTTGCAATTTCTTTCATTTCGTCAGTGCTAAGCCCCACCCACGGCTTGCTTGCTGGTTTTGGCTGGATCAGTTCTTCTGCCGCAAACGACATGGCTTGCCCTAGTTTCTTAACCAGCACCTGCTCTATCAAAGGCACGATGGCCTCTTGTAAGTATTCGCGCAGCGCGGCCTCTTGTTTTGGTGTCATTCCTCTGCTCCTTCTTGTCGTTGCGCCCACGTCGGGCCAGCTCCTGATCCGATGGCCACGCGTGCTTCGCCTGCAGCCGTGAGCACCACGCGCTGCCCTGTGGTCCTGTTGGCCTTGCGATACGTCTCTTGACCGACCAGGCCCTCGTTCTCGAGGTCGCGCAGCAGGCCGAAAAAGGTCTTGCGGTCCAGGCGCACCGGGAAGTCGGGATCGTCGGCCAGCACGTTGTAGACGTTGGTGCTGGGCGCGTTGGCCTTCATGGACAGGTTCACGCCCTGAGCCGCGTGCCGGCCCACCAGTTTGAGAATCGCAGCACGGTGGGCATTTCGCACCAGCTTGGCCGCAGCCTGGTTGCCTGGCACCGTGCCAAAGCGCTTGAACACCTTGGCGTGCGGATCAAACTCAAGCCGGATCTCCTCCTGCAGCGGGCCCAGGTTGCACTTCTCATGTCGGATCACCACCGCGTTGTCCTCGCGCACCATCGCCCAGCGCGAGCGTGCGCTGTTGTTCCAGGCGGTGGATCCGCTGAAGGTGCTGTTGCTGTCCAGGCCTGCGCCAGCGCGCACACTGGCCTTGTCAACGTGGGCCAGCAGCAGCATGGCCGCGCCCGTGCCGTGGGCAATCGTGTTCAGGCACCGCATGAAACCCCGCACGGCGGTGCGGTCGTTCTCGTTGTCGGCGAACACGTCGGAGGCGTTGTCGATGATCACGACCTCAGCGCGGTGGCGCACGACGGTGTCGGCCAGCCACTGCATGCGCTCGGTCGGGTTGCCATCGCGCCAGAGCACGCAGTCGGTCTGGGTCATGTCGTAGACCATCATCCTGTCGGCCAGGCTGGACAAAGGGATGCCCAGGTCTTGGCAGATGTTGGCTACACGGAAGTGAACGGTGCGGCCCTCGTCTTCGCCACTGATCACCAGCACGCGGCTGGGCCTGGTGGGCACGCCGATGAACTCGCTGCCGGTGGCCATTGCCACGCCCATCTGCAGGGACAAGTTGGACTTGCCCACGCCCCCGTTGGCGGCCAGGAGGGTGACAGTGCGCTCAGGCAACCAGCCCTCGACGCGCCAGTTTGTGGGCTCGGGCTCTGTTTCGGACAACTTGTGCCAGTCAAGCGGCACCAATTGCCCGGTGTTTTCTTGAGCAGCAGCCTCATCAACTCGTTGATCATCTTGCGCAAGTTGGAGGTTTACCGTAATCTGCGGCGCCTTACGTTCCTCGGGTGCGAATTTCTCGGCACTTTTTACGGCTCGCGGGATCTCAGCCCTGCGTGTCTCCCACCGACGCAGCTCCTCTTCCTCTCGCGTCGATGGCTTAGCCTGGTCCATCAGGCTGTACAAGAACTCGACGGCGGCACCAGGGAACATGCCGCCCGAAATCAACGATGCTGCCAAGCGAGTGATGTTGTCGTGATAGGCGCGTGCTTCTGGTTGTGGATCTGTCAGCCCCACGATCATCTCGCCCGCATGGGTGCCGGTGCCCGCTCCCTTGGAGCTCGTCGCCGTGCGCTCGATCGCCGTGGCCATGCGCAGGTTGTCGAGGTCGATGCCGAACGCGGCGCAGGCGTCAGCCAGGGTCCAGCGGATGTTCGGGGCCCACACGACCATCTGCACCTTCCACGGCCCGGCTGCCCGCGGCTTGGTGTTGGTGCCGATCGGCAGGCGAACGTAGCGCACGCACGCATTGCCCGACGCGTCGTTGCTGCGCCCGCGGACTGCGAGCGAAGACATCACGCGGTCGATCAGCTGGCGGTTGTAGGTGTCGGGGTCGTCGCAGTCCAGGAAGATGCCCACTTGGTGCTTGCCTGGGCTGGTCTGCAGCGCGTAGGAGCAGCTGTCCACCTCCTCGATGGGCACGTCGTCGAGCGCGAGCACGGCCAGGCGCACGAAGCAGTCCTTGCGCCGGAAAAACTCGCCGTCCTCGGTCGGCTGCAGCACGGCGGTGCAGAAGTAGGCGTTGTCGTCCTGGGCGTTGTCGATCAGGGCTGCCTGGTTGGTCGTGCCCTTGTAGAAGCGACCGCCCCAGACCAGGGGCGGCGCGTTGCCGGGGTCAGCTCGGAAGGTGGTGATCCATCCGAACTCGTTGTCGCCCAGGTCGCCGTAGACCTCGGCAAGGAAGTCGCTGTTGGTCATGGTCTGTTGCACTTCGTAGACCATGATCAAGCCTCGATCGCGGCCAGCTCCTTGAGCGTCAGGCGCACGCGCTGCTCTGCGGCCATCTCCAGCAAGCGCGCCCAGTGCTTTTGCGGAATAACTCCACCCGTCCCCATCGGCCTCGGCTGGCACCACCTGGAAAGCGTTGATTTATCAAGACTCAGTTGCTCGGCAACAAAACTCTTACCGCCCAATTTTTCTATGACGGTATACGCCGGATCGTGGGTGTGGATGGTTTCTATGGTCACTTTTTAATCCCAAAGGGTTGATGCGATTTCATCATCTTAATGTATCTACGGCAATGAGCAAAGATTTCTAATATCCTGTACGATCCGGGTATTGAGATTGACTCAACAGGGAGAATATGACATCATGACTGCCCTTCCTCACATACTCAGAGGCGCACATGGATACTTTGTGGTTCAAAGACAGATTGGCTGACAAGAAAATTTCTCAACGAGGATTGGCCAAAATGTTGGAACTCGACGCGGCGGCCGTGTCGCTGATGTTGCGCGGTAGACGCAAAATGACGCCGCACGAAGCACACCAAATTTCAATGATTCTTGGTGTTCCTTTGCTTGAGGTCATGCGCAAGGCTGGCATTGACGTAACAGAAGACGTCCGCAAGGTGCCGATTGCAGCTCATATGGATTCGTATGGAAACATCACCGCGATGCCTCACGGCACGCATGACATTGTGATTGGGCCAGGCGATTGTCCAGTTGGAACATATGCAGTCCAAGTGCGCACACACACCAGCATCAAAGATGGTTGGCTGCTTTTTGTGAGCCCCGCTCAGAGCGACCCAACGCACCACATGGACAACATCTGCGTCTGCGCTACGAAAGATGGCAAGCAGTTGATGGGCATGATCAGGAAGGGCTACAGGAAAGAAAGTCAAAACATCATTTTGTGGCCAAGTGATGAAACCATCACTGACGTGAACATTGTTTGGGCTTCACCTGTGCTGTGGATCAAGCCATCCTGAAATTGCTGGGATTTTTACTAATCCCGACTTTTTTGCTTGGACGTTGTGTTTTTCGCATCGTTGTGTTGTAATCATTCCATCGTCAACAACACAACGAGGACAACGATGACCCTAGGAGAACAGCTCTACCGCGAACTGCTCGCAACCCACGACTGGTTCTACGACTACAGCGACGACCACACGGCCTGGTCACGCGGCAAAGCAGTCAGCCAGAAGATCCTCGGGCTACGCGCCCAGGTCGATCCCAAGGGCAAGATCTGGAACGAGTACGCCCCCGACCAATACAAGTTCAAACAATGACAGGAGCCCACAACATGAAACCCTCCCACATCACCACACCCCGCACGCTTGCGGACTGCACCTTCACTTACGGCTACGCCTCTGTGCGACCGATGGCTTACCGCATCCCGACTTGGGAGCGATGGGCTGGCTATGCGCTGGCTGCTTTCATTGGCGTTGGTTTTGCCGCATGCTTGGTGATGGGGCTTTCACAATGAATTGTCCTCGATGCAACGCCTGGGCTGACGTTTTGGAAACACGAACTCGATCTGATCACACAAAACGCCGCCGCTATGAGTGCGCAAACAACCATCGTTTCACAACCCTTGAATTTGTGAGATCGGACGATCTTCCAAAAGACTGTTTGCCTCCAACCACCAAAACAACGGGAAAAAAATGATGGAACAAATCGACATTTTGGCCAACAAGTGGGCCATCGCTAAACGCAGGGAAGAAAATGCACGCGACGAGCGCGTGGCCATCGAGGAGCAGATCCTTGCGATCCATCCTGCACGCGAGGAGGGCATGGAGACGTTCGCCACGCCGATGGGCGTGAAGATCTCGCTGACCGGCAAGCTGACCTACAAGGCCGACGTGGCCAAGCTGCAGGAGCTCACGGCCAACTGGCCCGAGGAGGCCCGGCCCATCAAGACCGAGGTCAAGGCCGACGAGTCGATCCTCAAGGCGCTGCGCGAGCACTCGCCCGATGCCTGGCGGCAGATCGCCCCGGCGGTCACGGTCACGCCGGCCAAGACCGGCGTCAAGGTGGTGTTCAAAGAATGAACACCGGGCAACAGCTGCGTGATGCCGGCATCAAGCAGGTGCTGGACAACGCTGCCGCGTGGGCCGATGAAGTCGGGCTCGCATTCCAATGGTGGCTGCGCACAGAGGCCCCTGAGGAGTTCGCGCTCGAGGACTTCCGCGCCTGCGTCGAGCGCTACGGCATCGGCCAGCCTCACCACGTTAACGCGTGGGGCGGCCTGGCCAAGAAGTTCGCTCACCTGATCGAGCCCGTCGGGTATCGACAATCACTTCGCCTGAGCGCACACGCCAGGCTCACACGAACCTATCGGAGAAAAACCAATGGCATTTAACCTTGCATCCATCTCGCGCACCAAACGCCTGCGCGCCCCCAAGATCGTGATCGCCGGCCCCGGCAAGATCGGCAAGACGACGTTCGCCGCGATGGCCCCCAACGCGGTCGGCATCCTGACTGAGGACGGCGCCGATGCGGTCGATGCTTCGGCCTTCCCGTTGTGCCAATCGCTTGCCGATGTGTATTCCGCTATCGGCACGCTGCTCAAGGAGGACCACAACTTCAACTCGGTTTTCCTCGACTCGCTGGACTGGCTCGAGCCCCTGCTGCACGCGCACGTCTGCGCTGAGAACAAGTGGGCCAACATCGAAGCGCCAGGCTACGGCAAGGGCTACATCGCGGCCGCCGAGGAGTGGCGCAACCTGCTCAGCGGTTTCGAGGAGCTGCGCCAGCAGAAGAACATGGCCGTGATCCTGATCGCGCACGACAAGATCAAGCACTTCGAGAGCCCGATGCACGACGGCTACGACCAGTACGTCCTGAAGCTGCACGACCGCGCTGCTGCTTTGGTGCAGGAGTGGGCCGACGTGATCGGCTGGGCCAACTATCAGATCGTCACGACCGAGACGGCCTCAGGCTTTGGCAACAAAGAGATCAAAGCCCGCACCACCGGCAAACGAATCTTGCACGTCGAGCCGCACCCCGCGCACATGGGCGGCAATCGGTTCGGCCTCAAGAACATGCCCCTCGATTGGGAAGCATTCGCCGCTGCTCTTGCAGCATCCACCACCCCCGCCAACTAAGGAAAAACGATGGCAACCTTCAACTTCAACGCCAATACCGTCGAGCCGATGCAGCCGCGCACCTACGGGCCTCTGCCCGCAGGCAGCTACGACATGATCATCGTCAAGTCGGACGTGAAACCCACCAAGGCCGGCACCGGCCACTACCTCGAACTCGAGATGCAAGTCATCGCTGGCGAGCACAGCGGCCGCCGTCACTGGGAGCGCCTGAACGTGGACAACCCCAACAAGCAGGCCGAGGAGATCGCCAAGGAAGCGCTGGCGGCCCTGTGCTTTGCTGTGGGCGTCACCGAGCTGGACGACACCGTGCAGCTGCACGACATCCCCTTCGTGGCCAACGTCGAGATCGACCGCAAGGATCCCGAGCGCAACCGCATCGTGGGCTACGTCAACGCTGGCGCGGCCAAGCCTGCAGCTCCTGCAGCTCGCCCCGCAGCGCCCGCCCCTGCGGCCGCAGCCCCGGCGCGCAAGCCCTGGGAGAAGTGATCTTGAGCGCGGACCTCAAAAACATGCTGCGCCCTCTTGTTGAACAGTTACCACCGTACATCAAGAGCGGCGGCAGCATCCAAGAGGTTCGCAGCTACAGGAAAGACCACGCGAAGGCGCTGAAGACTTACAACAAGTCGAGGCCCTCCGAAACCGAATTAAAGAGCTCCATCAGGACGATGGAGAGCTGGTTCGGACGACAGTGAACAACGGGGCCGAAAGCGGATGCTGGACGAAGGCGATCACGAAAGTGAAGCGGTGCAACTCCGCACCAGACGCAGCGAGTAGGCCCCACCTTTTGAGACAACGATGGCACAACTTCCCGAATCACAACACAGCACCAGCGCGGCGATCGTCCGCTGGTACGAATCCAAGCCGCAGGAGCACCGCCCACACATGGGCGCGTCCCTGATCGGCCATGAGTGCGAGCGCTACATTTGGCTGACCTGGCGCTGGGTGCTCAAGCCTGAGTTCAAGGGCCGCATCCTGCGCCTGTTCGACACCGGCAAGCGCGAAGAGGCCAGGCTCATCGAGGAGCTGCGCGGCATCGGTGCCACCGTCTGGGACACCGACGAGAACGGTGACCAATGGCGCGTGAGCGCGTGCAATGGGCACTTCGGCGGCTCGCTCGATGGCGTCGCCCAGGGCGTGCCCGAGGCGCCCAAGAGTATTTGCGTGCTGGAGTTCAAGACGCACAGCGACAAGTCGTTCATGGACCTGGTCAAGAACAAGGTGCAAGGGTCCAAGCCCCAGCACTACGGCCAGATGCAGGTCTACATGGGCCTCATGGAGATCGACCGCGCCCTCTACATGGGCGTCAACAAGAACACCGACGACGTGTACTGCGAGTGGGTCCATTTCGACAAAGACCGGTTCATCGCGCTCAAGCTCAAGGCCGAATACCTGATCGAGGCTCCCAACCCGCCAGGCAAGCTCAGCGAAGACCCGGCCTACTACATCTGCAAGATGTGCAACATGTGGAAGCACTGCCACGGCGGCTTGGCCGCCGAGGTCAACTGCCGCACCTGCTGCCACGCCACGCCTGTTGAGAATGCCTCATGGCAGTGCCAGCACCACAACGCCGAGATCACCACCGAGATGCAGCGCCAGGCCTGCAACCAGCACCTGATGATCCCCACGCTGGTGCCCTACGGCGAGCCCATCGACGGCGGCGAGACGTGGGTGGCGTACAAGCACCGCGCCACCGGCGTGATGTTCGTGAACGGCCCCGAGCGCGTCGAAGGCTACGGCCCGGTGTTCAGCAGCAAAGAGCTGCACCAGTGCCCCGGCGAGCTCCTGGCCAACGTGGTCGAGATCAAGGAGCAGATACCCGGCAGCACGATGGTCAGCGGCGGCGTGCACATGGACTGGCTCGAGGAGCTGGCCACGCACCCCGACGACATCCCGGTCAAGCCTGACGCGCCGCCCAAGCGCGAGCTGCGCAAGAAGACAGCGGCCGCCGTCGAGGCCATGAAGAAGATGGGAGGTGGCGCATGAAGTGGCTGCTGCAAGTCGTGCCCGCGATCGTGATCAGCTGGCTGATGGTCGGCGTGCTGATCGCATTTGTGGGCCTGTGTTTCAAGGCCTGGTATTTGATTTTCATGTTGGGATGGAATGCGCTGTGAGTTTCGTCAAGCAAAGCATCGACCTCAAGGGCAACGTGGCGCAGCCCGCGCACCGCTTCAAGACGTGCGACAAGTGCGAAACCAAGAAGCCGCCAGAGGGCGGCATGGACATGGGCAACGGGCGCTGGATCTGCGCCGTGTGCTGGACCAGGCGAGCAGTGGCGAGGAAAAAATGACGACCAAGCGAGGGGGCATTGTGCGGGAGATCCTACGAATGCTCGAAGAGGAAGGCCCCATGACGCGATCAGAGATTTGCAAGCGCTTGGGCCGTCCTAAAGATGAAGTCGTGTCTGTCGTGTCACGACTTAACAAGCGCACGCCTGTATCGGGCAAGCGCATCTACGTCAAGGAGTACGTCTACGACATGGAGGGCGAGCGAACCTACCCGCGGGCCCTCTATGCGATCGGGTCAGGGAAGGATGCACCCAAGCCCATCTCTGACCAGAAGGAAATCAAGCGCCGCTACTGGGCGCGGTCGCAGCTCAAGCTGCGGGCCAACAGTGTGTTCAACCTAGGCCTGTCACGCAGCCAGCTGCGGGCCCTCAGAAAGAAAGAAGAGCAGGAATGAAATTCATCATCGGCGTCGATCCCGGCGCATCGGGCGCGATCGCCATCCTCGAGGACAACGGCAAGCTGGTGCATGTGTTCGACATGCCCAGCGTGGAGGTGATCAGTGGGGGCAAGGCCAAGCGCCGCGTGAGCCCCGAAATGCTGGCCGCAGAGCTGCGACTGTATGCCGACCAGGGCGCCGTCGCCTACGTCGAGCAGGTGGGCGCAATGCCTGGTCAAGGGGTGAGCTCCATGTTCGCCTTCGGCCAAGCCTTCGGCATCGTGCTGGGCGTCTTGGGTGGCCTGGCCATCCCCACTCAGACGGTGACCCCCGCCAAGTGGAAGAAGGACATGAAGCTCAACGGCGGCAAGGACGCGGCCCGCGCCAAGGCCGCCCAGATCTGGCCGGCGCACGCGGGCGAGTTCAAGCGCGTGAAGGATGATGGCAAAGCCGAGGCCTGCCTGATCGCCTGCTGGGGGCTCGGTGTATGAAGTTCGGTTCTGTCTGCTCTGGCATCGAGGCCGCATCGGTCGCGTGGGGGCTTTGGGGCTGGAAGGCTGCGTGGCTTTCCGAGATCGAGCCCTTCCCTTCTGCTGTGCTCAAGCACCACTACCCTGATGTCCCAAACCTTGGAGACATGACACTACTGCCAGACCGCATCGCCAGCGGTGAGGTCGAGGCTCCAGACCTGTTCTGCGGTGGCACACCGTGCCAAGCATTTTCCGTAGCCGGCCTGAGGAAGTCACTGGACGATTCTCGCGGCAACCTGTCCTTAGTTTTCTGCGAGATCGCCAATGCAATCGACACACGACGCCTTCACGCTGGACTTGTTCCCAGCATCATCTTCTGGGAAAACGTCCCCGGAGTGCTCAGCACCAAAGACAACGCCTTCGGATGCTTTCTGGCAGGCCTTGCCGGTGAAGATGGTGCAGTGGAACCGCCAAGGGGCAAATGGCCGAACGCTGGTTGTGTGTATGGTCCCCAGAGAACAGTCGCGTGGCGCATCCTCGACGCCCAATATTTCGGAGTGGCCCAACGACGCCGCCGTGTGTTCGTTGTCGCAAGTGCTCGAAACGACTTCGATCCCGCCTCGGTTCTTTTTGAGTTCGACGGCGTGCGCCGGGATTCTGCGCCGAGCCGAGAAGCGGGGGAAAGAGTTGCCCCCTGCGTTACAAACGGCCCTCCGTTCAGTCGCACAGGCAACGAGCGAGTCGAGTGCGAAGCCATCATAACCATGGCTCACGGCCAAGGCGGGGCAGAAATCGGCTTTGACCGTGGCCCAACATTGACTTGTAACCATGAAGCGCCCATCGCCTTCCAGCAGACCGCAGACTGCCTAACCGCCGCCTACGGCACGAAGTGGAACGGCAACGCCAGTGCGACTAATGGCAGTCTGTTTGCGGCGCATCCAATCGCCTTGCAGGATGTCACGCCCAGAGAGAAGGCGCAGAACGGCAAAGGCTGGAACGATGACGGCACCAGCTACACCGTGGACACACACGCCACTCAAGGGGTGGCGCAGCCAATCGGCATCTTTCAAGACAGCGAATTTGGCGTTCAGCAGTACGACACCGCTGGCACGCTGCGGGCTGGGCGAATTCCTGAACATCAGATGGCAATGCAACCGCCCACGATGTCCGTGCGCCGCCTCACACCCGTGGAGTGCGAGCGCTTGCAAGGCTTCCCAGACAACTACACCGCCATCCCTTGGCGCAAGAAGCCCGCCAGCGAGTGCCCGGACGGCCCGCGCTACAAGGCGCTGGGCAACTCATGGGCTGTACCTGTGGTGCGCTGGATTGGAGCCCGGATAGACGCTGCTGTGTCAATTTAATCTGGTAGTTGACAATACTGCAGCAAGTTGCGAGAATCTCACCATAACAACTGAAGGAACCCACGACATGGCTATCAAACTTCGCGGCGACGTGTACTGGATGGACGTTCAAATCAATGGCGTTCGCATCCGGGAATCACTCAAGACCAACGACAAAAAGCAAGCGCAGAACCTGTACGACATTCGCAGGGCCGAGCTGTGGCAAGGCAAGGTTCTCAAGGCTCGCCCCAAGAAGACCTTTAAGGATGCCTGTGCGCGCTGGCTCACAGAGCGCGGCCACAAGAAGTCAATCAGCGAGGATCAGGACAAGATCAACTATTTCCTGCCCAAGCTGGGAGCCAAGCAGCTTGCTGACATCACCCGCGACGACATCGAGGAGGCGTTGCCTCAGGACGTGACCGGGAGCACCAGGAACCGTTATCGCGCCCTGGTGCGGGCTATGTTGCGCTCTGCCGAGCGCGACTGGGACTGGCTGGACCGCGCACCCGTCCTCAAGTCCGAGGCAGAACCCAAGCGCCGCGTCGCATTTCTGACACGCGAACAAGCTGAAGTTTTGATTGCTTGTCTCCCGGAAAAGTATCGGATGCCAGTCCGTTTTGCTTTGCTCACCGGGTTGAGAAGATCGAATGTTTTTGGCCTGACCTGGGAGAAGGTAGACCTAGAGCGCGGCGTGGCGGTTGTGGAGGCCGACGAGGCTAAGGCTGGGCATCGCATTGTGGTGCCCCTGAACAGGCAAGCCAGGGAGCTGCTGGCATCTTTGCCAGAGCCCCGCACAGGGCGCGTATGGGGCGAAATGACGCGGGTGTGGGCCAACACCTGGGAGGCGGCCTGCAAGCGCGCTGGAGTGCCTGGATTTAGGTTTCACGACCTGCGTCACACCTGGGCAAGCTGGCACGCGATGGCCGGAACGCCGTTATCAGTGCTGCAGGAGCTGGGGGGGTGGCACTCGCATGAGATGGTGCAGCGTTACGCCCACCTCTCGCCCGAGCACCTGGCCGCGGCTGCGGAGAGGGTCGGGCTGTGAAAAATGGGGTGGCTGATGGGACTCGAACCCACGACGGCTGGAATCACAATCCAGGGCTCTACCAACTGAGCTACAGCCACCACTGAAAACCTTGTTTGTGGCACAAAAATGGCACAAATCCGATTCTACGTCTACAAAAACTCAACAGCGACAAGGGCTTAGGAGAAAAACTCACCAGAATCACAATCCTAAAGGATACAAAAAAGGCCCGAATTAACGGGCCAAGGTTTGCAATGGCAACTGCAATCGTCACGGTGCGCGGCACATTTATGGCACAGTTTCTTGAGCGCTTGACAAGAAAAGCTGGCGCTCTGCCTTGCGCCTGGCCACCAGGCCGGGCAGCACCCTGCCACCGCCCTTGGTCCATTGCATGAGCGCATCGGCCGCGCCCTGCCAGTCGCCCCGGTTCACCTTCATGCGGATCTGGGAGCGCTGGAAGTTGCCTAGCCCGGCATTAAACGCGAAAGAGACGCAAGCGTCAAAAGCGCCTTGATGGCCAGCCAGGCCGGGAGCAAGTCGTAGAACACCGCGCTCAAAAGAAGCGACATCAGCCTGGAATAGCGCATCAATCTCCTCCTTGCTCCAGATGCGGAAGTGCTCGGGCCGCAGCGGGTACTCTTTGCGGATCATCGGGATTGTCCGCGTCTCGGGCGTCCTGGCCATCGGCAGCCGCAGCTGGTCTTGGTACAGGACGTGGCCGTAGCCGATGGTCCACATATGGGCTGGGCACAGGTAGGGGCGGTCCCGGCAGCCCTCAAACCTGTGCATCAGGGCCGCGCCCTGATCCGACAGCTTCACTTCTTGCTCCAGCCCCGGCTGCCGAACCAGAAGCCGATGATGCCGCCCAGCATGGCCATCTCGTCGGTGCTGAAGATGATGTCCGAGTACCGCAGCACGTCCTCGATCCCGGTCACCAGGCCGGGGTGGGTCCAGAGGTAGTAGCAGAGGAAGGCGTTGATCGACACCAGCTCAAACACAAAGATGTAGGTCACCGTGGGGCGCACGGTGCCGACGTAGTTGGCCACCCACCGCGAGGCCTTGGCCAGCACGGCTTTGTCGTGATCAAGGGCGGCCGTGGTCATCTGCGCGTCGGTCTGCAGCGCCAGCTGGTCGAACTTGATCTCCTCGATGCGTTGCTGCGAGGCAAAGCCCTTGGCGGCCATCTCGAGGTCGTGCTGGGTCTGGATGCGCGCCAGCTCCTGCTCATGCTTGTGGTCAGCGCGGGCCTGGAAATACTCCAGGAGCTTGGGCAGCCCGCTGATCAGCAGGCCTCCGAGGGTGGACAACAACGACAGCATGATCAGCCCCTTCCTTTGAACATCGAAGACAGCACGGCAAAGAAAGCGGCCGCGCAGCTCAGCGTGACGACCAGCGCGCCCCACCAGAACGCCTGCTCGATGCGGTCGCGCACCGCCTTCTTGCGTTTAATCTCGGCCTCGACGGCTGCCTTGCGCCTGCGCGCAGCCTCGGCCTGGAATTTGAGCCAGTCGTCCCAGAGGCCTGGGCGGCCGGCGTAGATCATGGATTCGCGCAGGTGCTCTTCCTGCGCCCTGAGCTGCTCGAGGGCCTGGAACTCTTCCCAGTCGCTCGAGCCCTCGGTGCTGCCTTTGCCCTGTGCGCGCTCGTTGACCTTGCGCTGAATGGCAGCCTTGGCGTCGAAGTAGTCGAACAGCTTTTGGCCGGCGGCCATGATGTCGCCAGCGTTGGCGACAGCGTGCTTGATAACCGCGAACGCGGCGTTGGCGGCGGCCAGCTCGGCAATCACGTCAGGCTCACTTGGGCGTGTGCCCGGTGCCCACCCACATGAAGAAACCGACGACTGCAGCGCCGGCCATCCATGCGAGCCTGGTCAGGACGGTCTTGCCGACCTCCTTGTAGATCTTCTCAAAGGCAACCTCGGCAGCTCGCTCCGCGATCGCCTCGATCTGCTCGTCAGTCAGCTGTACTTCCCTGCCCGCCATCTTGCTGCTCCTGCTGTTGCGGGAGCTGAGCGGCAGCCTGTGCGCGGATCTTGGCCGCGATCGGCCAAGTGTTTGTGCTCGTCGGGAGTGCCCCGATCGCATCCAGCACCGCGTTGACTTCGTTCAGCTCCAGTTGAATCGTCAGTTCCATGTAAATCTCCAGTGGCGTGTCGTGGGTTGAGGAATCATTTTTGTGTGGCGATTATCGCATCACCAAGGTGGCGGCAAAGACACCACCGACGGTGAGATCTGCTCGTTGATCTGGCCCACCAGCGCGGCCTTCACCACGCCCAGCTCGGGCCCCATCTGCGTCTCGCACCACCCCTGCACGTCGGCCAGCGTCAGGTCGTCGTAAGGGATGAAGTTGTCTGGGTCGATAGGCCCCGTCTTCTGTTCACCATAAGCCTGCGCCTGGTGGCCCAGGCCGTCATCGGCCGTGAGCCGCCAGTGCATGCTTTCCACCGCGTCGGTCACTGTCTGGTAGGTCGGGAACACATCAAGTGAATCAAACTGCCAGGTGTAGGCGATCGACATTTTTTGAAGTTACAAATCCTGTTAGTTGAGATTCGGTTGTTCCAAAATTGGGTCTGGCGCAGGCAAGAACTGACCATTAACGTAAAGCATGCCTTGCTGCATAACGCCGACATAATTTGTGACGTTGACCACAGCGTCATACCCAAGCGTTTGTGCAAAAGCGTCATCGCAAACGATGACATTTTCTACTACGCCGTTTTTGATACAAGCAATTTTGTTTTCCATGAATCACTCCCACCATTGAACAAGGCAGTACCCAGAACCGCCAGAGCCGTTGCCACCGCCGCCGCCGCCTGTGTTTGCAGCGGCTGAAGAGCCGCCATTAGCGCCGTCGCCCCAAGACGCACCGCCCCCTCCGTTTGGGCCACTTGAAGTGCGCAAGCCACCAACTGCGCCGGATACTCCGCAACTGCCGCCTCGATCACGGGGCGATGTTCCGTTGGCCCCACCTCCACCTCCTGAAAAAGTGCCGTGCTGGCCGCCATAAGAGCCGTTACCACCTGCCCCAAATACTGCCCCAAAATACGCACCATCAGCGATGGTGGCATCACCGACTGTGAAGTTTGATCTATTCCCTCCTCCAGCACCCCCTGCTGTGCTGCCAGGCCCTGTGAATCCGCCATACGCCGTAGCGAGTGAGCCAAAAGTAGAGTTGTTTCCGTTTGAGCCCGCTGATGCCGATGCGGCAATCGTGACTGTCGTGGCCCCTGTGACCTTGACAGTTCTTATTACGACCTGACCACCACCGCCTCCGCCACCTGACCCCGACGTACCGCCACCACCGCCTCCGACCAAAATGATATTTACGAACCCGCCGTTAGCGAGCAATGCCGCACTTGGAGTGAAAGTTCCCGTAGAGGTGAATTCTTGGAACTTGCTGGAACTTCCAGTGGGTGAAAATGTTGTGAAGTTAGACATCAATTCTCCTTAGTCGTTGAAGAGCACCCAGCCGTTTGTTGCATCGGTGTAGATTAAAAGCCCGCGTGCGTTTGAGTTGTTCAATACCATGTCTTCAGCCAACGCCATGATCTTCAGTCCATTACGCGCAATCACTGGCGTTGTTGTGCCGCTCATATTTGAAAAGCCTACAAACTGACCCGCACTCGGACTAGCAGGCAAGGTCAGAGTAAGTGAGGCAGTGATTGTGTAGTAAGTGCCCGCCGCGGCTGTTGTGTTTGTGTTGATGGTGCTTTGCGTGGCCGTGTTTGTGCTTAGCGTTTGCCAAGTTGGCGCAGCACTGGGGCCAGCGGAAGTGAGCACCTGACCAGAAGTACCTGCAGACGGCGAAGCGCCCACGCGCAGCGCGCTGCTAAGCGACATGCTGCCGGTCACTTGCAACTTGTCGGTACTGTTATCGGTCGATGTTCCAATCAGCCAGTTGCCGCCGGTAGTGACCCGCCCGCGCTCAGAGCCACCAACATGGAACGTCAGCGGCAGGTAGGAGCCGGTGCCCGACTTGTCGGAAGACACACGCACATCGGTCGCACCGAACGCGCCCAATATGGCTACCGATGCGTTGTCGGCATCAACCGAGTTGTAGGCGCGCCATGTCGCGGTGGTTGCGGTACCGTTGGGGACCGCAACCACACCAGTGTCGCCGTTTGCGGTGCTGCTCTGGATCAGCAGGCGGCTGTTAATCGTCGCGTTGCTCAGATCGCCCGTGATCTTTAGGCCTGCACCGTTGAACGCGATGCTGCCAGTCATCGTGCCGCCCGACAGCGCTAGGTAGCCGGTCGCGGGCAGGTATGCGGTCAACCAGGCAGTGCCCGTGTAAACGCGCATCTCGTTGGCGGTGCTGTTCCAGTACAAGTTGCCCCCCACCAGCGCGCCGCCCGAGTTGTTGACGCTCGGGTCGCTGGTTTTGCTGCCCAGGTACTGGTTGTTGAAGGTCGTGTAGGTGTTCGCGGCGCTGGTGGCCGACGTGGCTGCGTTGCTGGCGCTGGTCGCGGCGTTGGTGGCCGAGGTTGCGGCAGCCGATGCGCTGTTTGCCGCGGCGGTGGCAGAAGCGGCCGCGCTGATGGTCGAGCCAAAGATCGTGTCGATGTAGTTCTTGGTCGCGGCGTCCTGCGGGTTGGTCGGATCGGCCATGCCCGTGATCTTGTTCGCTCCCATTGCGATCGCGCCCGACATCGTGCCGCCCGTGAGGTTCAGCTTGAGTGCGTCGGCGCTGTCAACGTAGGTCTTGGTCGTGGCGTCGGTTGTGTTGGTCGGCGTGCCCAGGCCTGTGATCTTGTTGCTGCCCATCGCGATGGCACCGCTCATGGTGCCGCCGGTCAGGTTCAACTTCAGCGCGAGCGCGGCATCCACCTGGGTGGTGGTGTAGGCGTCGGTGATGCCGTAGCCGGCCAGCGTGGTCGGGTTTGTGCCTGCGGTCACGCGGCCATAGGCGTCCACCGTCACCGACTTGTAGGTGCCGCCGGTCACGCCAGTGGTGGCCAGGTCGATGTCGTCAGCGCCGACGACAATGCGCGAAGACGAGGCAGTGTTGACGTTGAGCGTGTTGCCGGTCTTGGTCATGCCGGTGCCGGCATTGATCTGACCAGCGCCAGAGAACTGCTCCCAAGTCACGGGAGTGACGCCCAGCGTGCCGCCAGGGGCCACGGTACAGACCCAGCCCGAGTTGTCGTTGACGGTGCCGTCTTCGACAAACACAAACGCACCGGGGAACTCGGACCATGTATCCATGTCGCTCGAGCGCGACCAGCTACCAGCGGACACCACATAGATGCCGTTGTTGGCCGAGGTGGACTGATCTTTGACCAGCACGCGGTCGCCAGCCACGACGGCCACGCCGTCGATCGTCTGGGTGCCCGACAGGGTGATGTTGCCGGTGGCGGCGGCGCGGCAGGATGCCTTGACATCAAGGCCTTGGGCCACGCTGTCAACGTAGGCCTTGGTGGCTGCGTCAGCGTCCGCGGTTGGGGTGGCAAGGCCAGTGACCTTGTTGTTGCCCATGGCGATGGCGCCGGACATCGTGCCGCCAGCCAATGCCAAGCGAGTGGCGACCTGGGCGTCAACGTAGGTCTTGTTGGTGGCGTCGCCGCCAGCCACAGGAGAGCCCAGGCCGGTGACCAGGTTGCCGCCCATTGCGATGTTGCCGCTCATGGTCCCGCCAGTCAGCGAGAGCTTGAGCGCGTCCTGCGTGTCAACGTAGCCCTTGTTGGCCGCGTCCGATGCGTTGGTCGGGTTGCTCAGGCCGGTAATCGTGGCCGAGCTGCCGGCCACCATGTCCAGCGAGCCGTTGATGGTCACGTCGTTGAACGACGATGTGCCGCTGGCGGCCGTCACGTTGCCGGTGACGTTGCCAGTAACTCCACCCGATGCGGTAAGCGCACCAGTCACGGCAAGCGTCGAAGACAGCGTTGTGTGGCCACCGACAGCAAACGTGCCCGCCACGCTGGCGTTGCCCTGCGCGGTCAGCGCCTTGCCAAACGGGATGGTCAGGCCGACGGTCGAGAACTGGGCGGTGTTCACGCCGAGGATCGACATCCAGGTCGAGCCTGCGCCGCTGCGGTACAGGCCGCTGTTGGTTTCGTTCAGCCAGGCGATGCCGGGGGCGGTGACGGTGCCGTCAGCCAGGCGAAAGGGAGCCAGCATGCCGCCAGCGCCGGTGCGCGAGAGGCTGTTGGTGACCTCGTTGGCCAAGTCCTCGAGCGTGTCATTCGCCCAGGCGGCGTCGATTGTTGTACCCGGTACGACCGGGTTCCCCGCGGGCAGCGTGTAGACGCCGGATGCGTTGCGTGGCATGTGTCACTCCTTCAATTCGATGTGGCGGCCGCCGGTGCTGCGCGCAGCAGGGACAGCAGGTATTGTTCTTGTGCATTCAGCGGTGCGCCTGCCTTCAATTTTCGCTCAAGCACGGCGACCATTTGCTGCGGGTTCTGCAGCGCTTCGGCCAGAGCGCGGTCCTTTGTGGCCGTGGCCAGCTCACCGAGCTTTTCAAGCGTTGTTTTGGTGGCTGCCGCAGTCATGCTGCCGGACGCACCCAAGGCGTCGGCAACCTTACCGGCAGCTTTCGCGGCGTACAGGTTGGAGGCCGTGTCGCTGCCGCCGCCGGCCGTGGCCGAGCGCTTGACGCCCTGCACGATGTTCTGGGCCCGCAGGGCCTCCAGGATGGCCGCCAAGCGCGTTTCGGCGTCGGTCGAGAACTGACCCTTGCCGGCGTTCATCGAGCGCCCCAGGGCCGCCTCTGTGATCTTGGGGATGTCGCCGTTGGGGTCAGCAGCCACACCCAGCACGCGGCCCGTCTGCGGGTCGTAGAACTGGTTGCGAGCGCGGCCGGCGGCCTTGGAGGCCTCCACCAGCTTGCTGTCGGCCGCATAGCCGCCCACCACGTTGGCCCACTTGCCGCCGGTGGCGTTGTTGAGGATGTTGTCCACCTCCTGCATGACCGACAGGCGCGCCGGCGAGCTGCGATCGGCCTTGGTGAACGCGGTGTCGTTCTTGGGGTGCCACTTGGCGCTCAGGTTGGCGCGAATCTGCTGCAGGTGGGCCGGGGTGTAGGGAATACCCTGAGAGGTCACGCGGTCGATGTCGGCCGCAATGGCCTCGAGCATGCCCCTGGTGGCCGGGTTTGATGCCTCGGGCGAGCGCAGGGCGACGTCCAGGTTGGCGCGGAACTGCGGCAGATCCTTGGCGAACTTGGCCGCGTCAGCGCCGGCCTGGGCGGCCGTCCAGTTGGTTTCCCAGTTGGTGCCGCGAGTGGCGCGGCGCGAGGCCAGGTCGGCGGCCTCGGCGGTGGCGTCGTCGAACGCACCGGCCACAGCGCGGGCCTGGTTCTGGTCAAAGTCGTACCAGTTGGCCCCGTTGCGAGCTCGACTACCTTGCTCCAGCCGCGCCAGCTGCGCGTCCTTGAGTTGGGCTGCCGTGGACAGCGGAATGTTGCCCTGCTGGGCATTGCGCAGACGGTCGATCGTCTGGCGCAGCACGGTTTGCTCGTCAGCGCCGCCTTTGGCCAACACCTTGGCGAGCTCATCGCCTGCGCGGTTCTGGCCACCGCCACGGGTGACCGAGTTGTAGACGCCGCGCACGGCCGAGGTGGCGGCCGGCAGCACGCCGCTGAGAGCGCCGCCTGTGGCCATGTTCCAGGCCCGGCTTTCGCCCTCGACGGTGGGATCCAACGCAGCCATGCCGGCACCCACGCCGACGTTGGAAGCAAACCCCTTGAGGCCTGCCAGGCGCGCTGCAGGCAGCAGCGTAGTCGGTGCGGTCTTGCCGTAGAACTGTGCGGTTGAGCCCAGGGTCGGCGTGTCCACGCCATAGACCTGGTCGGGCAGCACGCCGAGATCGGTGCGCTTCGACAGGTATTTGTCCACTTCGCGCTTGTCGGCCGCCTCGCGCTGCAGGCGCTTGGTTGGCGTGTCGCCGCTGACCAAATCGGACAGGTTCTCGGGTTTGTCTTTTGCAAAGATCTGGCGCACTGCAAGTGGGATGTCGGCAAAGCCTGCGCCCAGGCCCTTGAACACGCGCTCGGGCAGGCTCATCTCGTCGATCTTCTGCTTCTCGAGCTCCACGCCCCAGTTGATCGCGTCGCCGCGCATCGACATGCCGGCGTCGCGTGCCTTAGCCACCAGATCGGAGGTCTGCTGCTTGCCCAGGCGACGCATGAGCTCGCCCTGCGAAATCCCCTCGGGGACATTCGTGACAACGGTGCCGTCAGGGAGTCGCACATCCATCATTCACCTCATTTCGGCAGGCTGTTGAAGTCCA